GGCATATACATTTGGTCGGCTTGTCGTATGCGCTGCGATAGGCTACATTTTTCCATGACTTCCGCTTCTTGTCGGCAATAGACTGACATGCCTTGCAACGATAGCTGTTGCGTGATTTTACTTCTGTTTGACATCCACAATCTATGCAGGTAATGGTCATTGTTACAAGTATAAACTACGAATTAATTGTTTGTCAAGCACATAATGAATTATTTTTAATTTATAGTTGACAAACCCCAAATCATCATATAGAATGTACTCAATGACAAGAAAACAAATTTCAAAACTTTATGATGTAACATATCAAACGGTATGGTATCTTGAGAAGGGGAAACGGTACACTGAGAACGTCGACCTTGCCATCGAAATGGCTAAATTTACAGGGAAAACGCCCATTGAGTTTATCACACCGGAAAGAAAAAAGGTGTATCTCAAGGCATACCCCCACCTTTCAAAAAAGACGCAATGACCTCCAGCTCGTCATCCATAACACCCCCTCCTAAGGCTCCTGTCAGCAATGAACGGCAGGAGCCTATGCTGTGCCCCCAATGCCATCAGCCCATGAAAATGCATCGTAGGCGTGTATCAAAATGGTATCGCTTATTAATATGTCCATCGGGATGCAAAGACTTTGAAGGGCATAGGCAGACGGCGTTGATTGACAGGGGGAAGATTAACTACAAGTGCGAGAAGTTTGAGGCATGTTGCATTGAAAGCATGGGGGCGATGAAGTGCGGAGGGTGCGAGAAGTGAAAATTTATTGTGATGGTAGTGGTTGGAACGGTAGGGAATCAAGGTGGTGTGTGATTATGGGCAATGAGAAGCCGCACATTGACCGCTATAATTATGAATGCACAAATAACGAAATGGAATATGCCGCCGTTTTGTGGGCGTTAAATATAGCCGAAGATGGAGACATTGTTTATACGGATAGCCAACTTGTAGTTAATCAGGTAATGGGTAAATGGAAGGTTAAAGAACAAAGATTGGCCGGCTTTTGCGTACTTGCCAAAGAAAAACTGCAAAGTAAGCAGGTAATCCTTGTTTGGATACCACGTGAAGAAAATTTAGCGGGAAAGGTGTTGGAGAAGTGAAGGCTCCGGCGTTAAAGAAATATATTGACTTTGCGCTGGAAATGTGCGATATTATACTTGGACAGTATGATATGCACAAGGTAAATCTTAGAAAATTAAATACGGGAGCCGGAAGACAGTCATTAAACTGCCTTGTCGTCATGCTGTCCAGCAACGAACCGGCTCCTATGTTTTTTGGGAGCGCATAGTGGCAAGGGCAAGAATGGTTAAACCTGATTTTTGGGATGATGAGGTTTTGGCGCAATCAACATCAAGGGATGCTCGACTTACTTTTATTGGCATATGGAATCATTCCGATGATTACGGAACGGTTAAGGGGAACACCGCTTGGTTAAAAAATAAGATATTCCCATATGAAGAAATTAAACTCGATACCTTTCAGAAGTGGCTAACTGAACTTGAAAAAGGTAAGTGGATTATGCCATTTACGGTTGATGGCGCAAAGTATTATTATATTCGCACATTTACAAAGCATCAATCTATAAATAGACCATCTGCACAGCGCAATCCCGAGCCACCACAACAATTAATTGAAGGCTCATGTGGTACTCATGTGGTACTCATGGATGAAACAGAAACAGAAACAGAAGTAAAACAGAAACAGAATATGCGTCCATCCAAAAAGATTGTTGACAGGGAAAAACAAAAGTACCTCGATTTCGTGTTTCTAGCTGATGATGAGTATAATAAACTTGTAAATCAATTTGGGGAACAAGGAACCAAAGACCGTATTGCCGTTTTAAATGAGGGCATAGGTTCTAAGGGTTATAAATACACATCACACTATTTCACAATATTGTCATGGGAGCGCAAAGCGATAGCGGAGGGGAAATCAACCGTTAAACCAGACAACCCCGCTGATGATGCTGCAAGAAAATTACAGGAGATTTATGGAAAAAATAAAAGTAGTGCATTGGCGTAACGTTATCGGCGATGACATGGAGGCGTTCAAGCTGGTATTAAAGCATAATCAGGCTATGAAAAAGTATGGCAAGTCAAAGATTGAGATTCCCGATGATGCCAGCGAGATGTACCGCCGCAAGATATGGCAGCTTGAACGAGAGGGCTGGTATTGCAGGGGCATAGATTACAATGGCAATCCGATATTCATGCACCTTGTTCCCCCTGATAGCAGTTTGCTTGAAGAAATGTCAACAAGCATCATTGACGCAGGGGGTAAACGAAGGGAATACATTGACAAGCGTGATTTTGTCCATGACGAATATCAGGAAGCGATTGAGCGGGAATATTACGACCCTGACTTTCCAAGTGAGGTTGATACGGCAATAGCGGGGTTAATGAAATCAATGGAGGTGTAGCATGAAAGAAATATCACCAAAGCCAAACTGTCCCCGTTGTTATGGAAGGGTCTATATTGGCATAGACATACATACGGGCGAGAAAATACCATGTCAATCTATCACTAAAATTAAGATTGGGCGGGTAGTTTATGACAAGATTGAAAAATTACATTTATGCAGAACAAACAAGGGCATAAACAAGGAGGCAGTATGACACGCATCAAAAACGCATTACTGGTACTATTCGGCGCATGGAAGGCATACAATCCAAAGACGCATTTTATAAGCCGGTACAGCAATAAGCCGAGGGTGAAACATGGGAAAGAAACAGCCTAATACGCCGAGGTCAAGGGTAAGGGCTGCCTTACGCCAACTATGGCTCCGCTCAAGGGAACGTGCCAGTGCCCTTAAGTCTGAGGGTTATACCTGTGAAATGTGCAATCGCAAGCAATCAACAAAGAAGGGGCATGAGGTCAAGATGGAATGCCATCATTTAGACGGCGTTCAGTGGGAATATCTCATTGACGAGGTATATCGCGTCCTGCTGGTAAACCCCGATAGACTTCAAGTGCTTTGTAAGGATTGCCATAGGGACATTAAACATGTGTGTAATGTGAGGACTTTGGATGACTAACCACGTCTGCCTTTACCTGTCAACAACCGGCATCTGCCTGCATCCTGAGAGATACGGTCAAGAATGTGACAAAGCTAAATGTCCAATACCGAGGAGGGTGAATGGATAACCTGCGCAAATCCGTCTTATGGTGGCAATTAATATGCACCTGTCAATTTGCCTTGTTTTCAATCTTGTTCGACTTCTGGCAAATAGACCCCGCCGCTAAACTCTATCTCTGGCTTGCATGGCTCTATTTCAGCATGACGCACGCGCTTGTATATTGTCTGTTTGCGTGTATTATGAGGGGACAGCATTGACCGCTGACCTTTCCCGCTGCTGTGTCAAGTGCAAAAATCAACGCTATTGTGTGTATTTGCATCCATACGTAGGTTTCTACTGCCCTGGTATGGAAATTGTCGTAGACAATCAAATAGAGAGCAAAGAACCGCTATTGTCTGACATATCCGAGACGCTGACCGTTGAAAATATAGATATGCGCGATTACAAGCAAGTCCTTTCAGAAATGCGCGACCTTTTGACAACTGAGAAGATTAAGAAATTTACGCAAATACGTAATATGCCAAGCGGCAACAGGAAAGAGACAATCAAGAAAGGGATAGCTTGCCTGCTATGGTTCGAGGTCAAGCCAGCGCAAATAGCGCAAATACTTAATATCAGTGTGCAATGGTTTTATCGGATAGTCAAAAAATAAGGGCGGTTGTGAGCCGCCCCTAAGTGGTGAGGGATAATGCTTATTTCTTCATCATTCTTTTGTGCCACTTCTCAATAGATTCTTTTAACCCCTCAAGATCATCAGCATCAATGCCGTCATTGATTATCGCATACTTGAGAAAATACTGTAAGGCATCTCCATCGTATATTTTCCCCATAATCATTTCCATATTCCCGTTACAGTCGGTTTCTTCAAGTATGCCGCCCAATACATCGGCAATGGAGCGCATAATCTCAACAGCCTTTCCGTAATGATTTAAAGACAACAATGTGCATCTACCAAGCGGTGTTTCTGTTTGGGTGTGAACGTGCATCATTCTGTCTTCGTTGCCCACTTTGAAAAAGAAATTGAAATAACCCATCTAAGTTGTGTGGTTAGATTCTACCCTTACGGTGGTTTTATGTGTCCTCTCGATAATATGTTTAATATCATCAAGCTCCCAACGATTCCCGACATATAAGTTTGTGTCTACGCCCATCTCAATACCCTCCTATGATTTTAGCTATCCCCGCCGCTATAATCCCCGCTACTATGTCGGCAAATATCAGTGCAACTATTAGCAGGGGGATTATGAGGGCGAGGGTTAGCATTTAAGCCTCGATATTGTCCTCAATACTTAATCTCTGCCCGTTCTCATCTGTGTAATAATCTGCCATAATTGTTGCTGCATAATGGGCTTGTTCGCGGCTGTTTTTCCATGCTGTTTTTACACAATTCCCATTGATATATGCATTAATGCTATATCCCCCGTTTTCCCTGATTATCGTTATTCCATTTTTCATTTTTCCACCCCCTCGATTTTGGTGAGGATAGATTGCGCCTTCGCTATTGCGAGATTAGCGTCTTTCTGATTGCTTCCTTCCCCCCAATGCTTATGTATCATAGCACAATGTTCAAATAATCCTTTCAACGCCTCGTACATTTCAGGAGCGGCGGCTATCAGGCGGGCATTAGACAAATCGTTTTCGCATGGTTTCATGGTGCATATTCTACCATTGGCAGACTTAACCCATACGGCATTAGATGTTTCACTGCCATAAACTTCCCACTTTCCCGGCGTATGTTTACTCATGGTCTTTTACCTCCTTTTCTTTCCTGTTAATCCGCCAATATGGCGACTTACATGCAGGGCAGCAAACGGGCGGGAGAGGATTCCCATTAGCGTCCTCTTTCCGAGGAAGCCAGATATGACCGCAGCGCGTACAGATAAATTTTTTCATTTAGACCTCCTTATAGTTTGCCATTAGCTACACAATCACGCTTTAAACCGTCAGTAACGTGCCATTCGATAGGATAACCATTTTCCCGCTCATAGGAATATACATTTTCATCGTTGTACTTGTCGGGAAGCCAGCCATGCCGCAACATCGTCCCTAATGCGGTTTGTTTGTAATGGTCTCCATATCCGTATTGAAATGGAGCCACAATAACTGCACCATCTTCTGTGCGTACAATTCTCGATGAATGATATGTATTGCCATTTACCTTGTCGAACCACCGCGCTCCATAAACCACAAATTTGACCTTCATCATCGTGCCCTCCTTATTTGATTTATTGTGTGCCATAATCATAATCATAGCATATTATAATATAATGTCAATAGAATAATGCAATTATTTTCATAATCGACAGGAGAATAGCCACCAGTAAGGAAAGTATTTTTTACCGGCATGGATTATGAGCATGGATTATAGTCAAAATAAGGCAATAATAGCACTGTAAATGATGCGTAACTCTATGAAATCAATAAGGATAGAGGCTTGTTTACAAATTCTATACAATTAACCACGTGAAATGATTAAAGAAAATGTTATCCCATAAATCAATTTTGTTTAATTTTGGACAATTAAAGGAAGTGAAAGCACTAAATCATAGATTAACGAGACATATCCGGCAGGCTGAGGAGTGCGAGTCCCGGCCTGTCGATCGCCCGACTGCACGGGGCAACGAACAACACGGGAACCAGAAGGGTATAAAGCCAGTCCAGCAGGCAACCGCCTGAGAAATCAGGAGAGCTGGACAGATAGCAGGTAGTCCCGACAATATCGGATATGGTATGCAGATGGAGAGATAGACGGGATAGAGGTATATGCAGACAGAGAAGATAGTCACAAAATCACGATCTCGAAAGAAGGTTAATACCCGCTATGATGCCAACAAAATCGTAGAGCTGTCCAAAACTACCAACCTAACACAAGATCAAATTGCAAAGCTACATGACGTTGAAAGATCAACGGTTAGTAAGGTATTAGCCCGCTATGGCTTGGAAAAGCGCAACATTGATGATTATATCAACAATAGACCTGAGATATTAGCGGGTTTGCAGGATAAGATATTACAATCAATCACGATTGACGATATTAAAAAGGCTCCAGCGGCTCAACGCACCATGATGTATGGGATCCTCTACGATAAGGAGCGCCTGGAGCGTGGTCAGTCAACAGACAATATCGGAGTGATCGGAAAACTCATCCACGAGATCAAAGGTATTGAGCACAATGATGATTAATCCCGCATACATACAATCCAATGTTCAAGTAGTTGTCATAATAGCCCTTATAGATACCAGTTGTAGACCGTTGATAGTCAAGGGTATACAGGGCGGGTATGTATGGACGGCGTAATGATGGGTATAGATAGGGTATGTAATACAATGCTTACAGTGGGCGCGAGTGGTATGGAAGGCGTGAGCGCGGGCGTGACGCAGGAGACCCCCGGCTTGGGGGGTGTACCCCATGTTGATATTCGTATATCCCCTACATATTCCCCCAAAATAAAAAGGGTTATCTATGACGTATGAATATGGCTTCAGGTGTTTATTGAAGGTCGTTAGAATACAAAATGAGATTTTAGAGGAACTACTTTCTGACTATGCGGGTCGTTGGTGGCATGATAAGCTTGTTGACGCAAAAGAGACGTTGTCAGAATTGCCAAAGGTGGAATCGGATGGCTCCTAAAATGCGATATAGCCTCTTCTGTAAAGATCAGCGTCATGTATCTTCATCGTATCGTAAGGGCTATGATGCGATCAGGTGGTACGCTGACAAGGTGTCTGAGCCTCCCTGGTATGTAAAGCTGTGGAATAAGGTGAAATCATGGCTGCGATAAAGGTGGTTGATTGGCCACATCAGTCGTTCTTCTACGTGCTGCTTATCGAATGTTTTGCGGGTGTGTTTGATGCAGTGGCATATAGGGAGAGTAAGAATTGAAGGAGATAACCGTCAAGAAATATGATTCCCTTGAAAGTTGTCTTATGGCGTTCATGTATTGGGACAAGATGCCGGAAGATGTGAATAAGGCTTATTGGTCTGGGCATGATGGGTTAAAGCCATATAGGAAGAATATCGGTAAGTGGTTGAAAAATCCGCCGACCTGCTGGGCGTGGGCTGAATACGCAACCAAAAGTATTCATATATGGCTTTCATCGGGTAAAGTGGACAAGGCGCAACTTATGGGACTTCTCGTGCATGAATTGGCGCATTTAAGAAAACCGAGGTATAAAGATAAAGCGTTGGAAGAAAAGAAGGCAGCAGTATGTGGGAGAGATGCAGTAACAGCGTATAATCTTATGGGAGATTTGATAAATTGATGACGACCATCCTCTTTGCCCTTGCCATATTTTTCATGATGATAGGGGTGGTATTGTGTATCGCGATAGGGTGTTTGTGGTTCGCGGCGCTATTGAGAGGTAATAAATGAATTTTCCCCACAAGGAGGCCGTCTGTATGATAAACGGGTCAAGAGGGGGTACGGGGAAGGCTGATATGCCAAAAAATTCCCCCTCTACTTTATTCTGGAGGTTCTATGCCCTGTCATAAGAAGAAGGGTAAACGGGGAAAGAAATAGTGCCTTATACCGTCCTAAAGTCATGGGGCAAGGAAATATGGTATTGGAATTCTGACAGATATTGCTACAAGCATCTTGTGTTCAACAGGGACATGGGGTGCTCGTTTCATTATCACATGAAGAAGGATGAGATATTCCATGTGCTGAAGGGGGCGGTGACGATCAAATATTCATGGGGTGACGATATAGAGCAGGCGCAGGAGAAGTTGCTGTACGAAGGCGATGTGTTCCATGTCCCCACGATGATGAGGCACAAGATAACGGCTGATTGTATGACTTCGGCGGTGCTTGTTGAGGTGTCAACGACCCATAGCGAGGATGATTCGTACAGGATATGAAGAAGCCTAAATTACAGGTTGAGACGGAAAAACTGCTTGCACAGAAGCAGGCGGAGCTTCATGCGGAGATAAAGGCGAGATACCCCCTTATCTTTATGAAGTTCAACCAGCCGCAGAGGGATTTTCTTTATATCAAGAACAGTGGGGGCAAGACCCCGAAAAGACGTATATTTGAGGCCGGCAACAAGGAAGGCAAGACATACGTAGGTATTGCCGAGGATATAGCCCACTCCATAGGGCATCGCCCGTGGCTGAAGGAAGATCACCCCGATTACAAGATTGATGTTGCCATCCCAAACACGGGGCTTATAGGTTGCGAGACGATAGCGCACTCTGTCCCTGAAAAGATTGAACCTATGTTGCGTCTGCTTATCCCCGACCTGTGCAAACCGATATGGAAGCTCGGCCCCACGGGTGCGTTGAAAAGGGTGACGATACAATATGACGATCAGGGTAAGAAGTGCGGCAGCGTAATCTATATCCGTTCATACGATGAGCATGAAACAACCTATGAGGGCATTGACTATAACTGGGTGCACTGGGATGAACCGCCCCCGCAGAAAGTATTGAAGGCGGCAGAGCGTGGCAAGGTTGTTACAAACGCCCCCTCGTGGTTTACCATGACCCCGTTGAAAGAGCCATACATCTATGACCAATTCTCATTGAACGCCTTCACTCATGGCGGACTTGACCCTGAAATAGCGGTTGTCAGGGGTTCGATATGGGACAACTGCCGGAACCATTGCTGGTATTGCAAGCTGGACATTCCCGAAAACGATGAGTTGCGGGATGTTAAGCGTTGCCCGAAATGCAACAGGCTGCTCGGTTTTATCCCCCGCGCCGGGATAGATGAGTACCTGAAAACCCTTGACCCCGATGAAAGGGAATCGAGGGAGTTTGGTACATGGCATCACCTGTCCGGTCTTGTCTACAAGGAACTGTCCAGAGAGCATCATATCTACGAGGATTTCCCTATCCCGCATAACTGGATGCGGTTCGAGATGGTTGACCCCCACGATGCCCGCCCTACCTGCTGGCTCTATGGTGCGGTTGCCCCCGAAGAAATACAGATATACGGGAAGGTCAGGAACAGGATTTATATTTATGACTATCTCCTGTTATCCGGCAATCTCGATGATATGGTTCGTCAGATAAAGGCCAAGAGGGTATTGAACGGGTATGGTGAACCTTCGTTTGTCGTGCTTGATGCGAAGTTTGGGGAAAAGACGCAGATGGAAGAAAGGTCATGGGAAACGGAATTATCCCGAAGGGGTATCCATCGTATCCGGCTGTCTCATTCCAGCCCAGGAGATGTTGAACTTGGTCATAAGCTCGTGAAGGAGTATCTTAAACTGCATTACTCGTCTTTGCTCGGTCTTGCGAAGCCCGGAATTATGTTTGCGAAGGAAGGTTGCGGGGGCAGGGGTGGGCCGATACATTTCATGTTTAATTACCAGTACAAGGAAGGAAGATCTCAACCGGAAGAAGATTACAAGGATTGGCCCGATTGCGTCCGTTATGGTTGCATGGAACAGCCTATATACCGTGAACCCGATGAATACAGACAGGATATGCGGAAGCTGACAGACAGGAACCAACGCACCATCGACCAGAGAAGGAACGTATTGAGGCTTGCGGTATGATTAAATTGCTCACCAAAGAACGCTTGATAATCTTTGTTCGGCATTTGAAAGGGATTATAGCAGAACTCGAAAAGATGATTAAGGAGTTAGATGATGCCGATACCAAGTGAAAAGGAAATATCAGCCCTTAGATGGCTAATTACCCGCTTGGGTAAGTCAGAGGACTATTGTCGTCCATATTTTGACCGCGCGAAACGGCATTACAAGCTCTATCGTTTCTCCACGGCGGTTGCCGATGCGGACTGGCCGTATGTGAACAGGGTAAGGAGCAGGGATATACTGGCATTTGTCGAGGATACGACAGCCATCATGGTTTCAACGCTGTTTGCCACAAATCCGTTTATTTCCGTTATCCCGCGTGAAACAGGCAATGCCTTTATACAGAACCTTGACATTGACCTTGTGAAGATAGCGAACCAGCAGGAACGCCTTCTTGACTATCAGCTTTCTCATGAGGATACCGATTTCTTCGAGGAGATCATAGATTATTTCAAAGATGGTGGGATTCAGGGCAATTCCTATATGGGGGTGTACCCGAAGTTTGACGCAAGCGGGATATATACCCTTCCATTGCTCAAAAACCACGGATTTTGGGACGTTCTCCCTGTACCCGGTAGCAAACGTCTATCGAGGTCTCGCGGAGTGTTTATACGCGAATTTCAGACGATGGACGACCTTATGACCGATCAGGCAAGGGGCATATACAAAAATGTCGAACAGATAACCGATAGGTCAGCAGATACCGACAAATGGCACAAAACATTGCTTGAGGAATGTGGTGTTACCAACTATTCAGATTTGGACGACATAGAAGTCTTGCACTATTTCAGCGGCGGGCACGTCATTACCTTTGCCAACAGAAGGGTATTGCTAAGAGATACCACGATACCGATGGAAGATGGGTCTTTCAACCAACCCTATCCTTATGCTATGCCGGTTGTGCAGTACAAGTACAATGCGTTGCCGAACGAGTTCTTTGGTATGGGTATCCCTGAAATCCTTGAAGTGCTTCAGGAAGATAAGAACCTTATCCGGTCAGCGAGAAGGGACAACATAGACCTTGTAATTAATAAGATACTTATGACAAAGGCTGGTTCAGACATTAATTACGACCTTATCCGTTTCTTCCCCGGAGCGATATGGCCTGAAATGATGGGGCAGATAGAAGGGTTTGACATACCGGACGTTACGCAATCGGCATATGCAGAAGAAAACGCCATAGGTTCTGACATGGAGAACGCCCTGTCGTTATTTGGCTATGCGAGGGGCATGACACCGGAACACAGCGAACAGCCGACAACGGTTATGAAGTTGCAACAGGCAGCCCTTAATAGAGTTGACATAAACATTAAGCTGGCTGAATACACTGTATTACAGGAAATAGCGAGAAAGATCGTCATGCTCAACAGGCAGTATATGAAGAAAGAGGATTACGAAGCCATTCTTGGCGAACCGGATGCCGGTTTCTATATGCTTCCTATCGAGTATATCAACCGTTGCTACACTATCAAACCCGTTGGTTCAAGCGTTACGAACATCAAGGAAGTAAGACAGCAGCAGATACAGTTTGCCCTTCAGACGCTTATGGGCGTACCCCCACAGGTTATGCAGGCGAATGTTGAACCGTTCACGGTCAATTATTATGAACTCCTGAAGGAAGCCCTTGACGTTGCCGATGTCAAGACGATTGACAGGATATTGATACCCTTGAAGCAACAGCAACAGCAGGGGGGCGGGGATATTATGGGAATGGTATCACAGATAATGCAAGACCCACAGGTCATGCAGGGATTGATGGGAGGATACGGCGGTAAGTGAGTAGAGTTCTATTAATCGTTTATGACAATCAGAGTTACATCCACTATTTTCCGCAGGGATTAGCCTATATTGCTTCTACCCTGTTGAAGTACGGGCATGAGGTTGAAATCTACAATCAGGATATGTATCACTATCCCGAAAGCCACCTTACGCAGTATCTTAACAACAATTCCTTTGACGTGGTTGGGTTGTCATTCATAGCGGGGTACTATCAATACAGGAAAGCCATTGAGATTTCTCACGCTATCAATAAGTCAGCGAATAGACCGTATTACATCATCGGCGGTCATGGCCCCACACCGGAACCCATTTTCTTCATGGAAAAGACGGGGGCAGATGCCATTGTCATGGGCGAGGGCGAGGAAACCATTATCGAACTGCTTAATGTTCTTGCGTGTGGTGGTTTCAACATGAAGGACATAAAAGGAATTGCCTATCGTGATGGCGATACGATATGCGTGAACAAGCGCAGACCGCTTATTAATGACATTGACAGTATCCCGATGCCAGCATACCATATGTTCCCGATGGAATATTATCGCCTGTTGCGTCAGCCTAACTGCGACAAGACGGATTTCTGTATGCCTATGCTATCGGGAAGGGGTTGCAAGTTCAATTGTAATTTCTGCTATCGCATGGATGAGGGGTTCAGACCGAGAAGCAACAAAGCCATTATGGAAGAAATAGACTTCCTGCAAAGTAATTACGGCATTACCTACATATCGTTCAGCGATGAACTTCTCATGTCCTCGACAGAACGGGTATTGTCCCTGTGCGATGATTTCCTGAAGAACAAGCTGAAGTTCAAATGGTACTGCAATGGAAGGCTCAACTTTGCGACAAAGGAAGTCCTTGACAGAATGAAAGAGGCCGGATGCGTGTTCATCAATTACGGCATAGAGAGTTTTGACGATGAAGCGTTAAAGAACATGAACAAGGCGTTGACGACAAAACAGATTGTGGCGGGGATAGAAAATACCCTTCAGGCAGGAATAAGCCCAGGGTTCAACATCATCTTTGGCAACATAGGAGAAACTGCGGAAGTATTACGCAAGGATGTAAACTTTCTCCTGAAGTATGACGATGGGGCGCAGTTACGGACTATCCGACCAGTAACGCCATACCCAGGTTCACCGCTTTACTATTATGCGATTGAAAAAGGATTGCTGGAGGGGTGTGAGGACTTCTACGAGAACAGGCATATTAATTCCGATTTGTTGGCGGTTAACTTCACCGATATGTCAGATGACGAGTTTCATAAGAGATTGTTTGAGGCGAACACCATTTTGGTAAATAACTACTTCACGAAGAAGGAAGGGGATTACATTTCAGAGATGAATCAACTATATTGCGAACACGATACATCCTTTCGGGGATTTCGTCAAACATAAGGAGGAACGATGACACAAATTCTCTCATCGGCAGGGATTAAAAGACAGATGCTTGCGGAAAGCGACATTACGGGGATACGCAAGAAAATAATGAACGACATTTCCAAAGAGAAGCGCGGAGATTATGTCAAGATGGGCGATGCCTTTGAGAACCTTGTGCAGAGCGAGGCATGGGTATATCTTGAAGCGTACATGATGAAATTCGTTATGAACAAGATATTATACAACGAGGGCGGGGACGTAACCCCCGGCTTCATCAACCTCATGCACTACATAGATCAGGTTATTCGCGCGAAGGATGAAATAAGGACAGAGATAGCGAGGGAAAATGAAAAAGTTTGACCCTGAAGTGCCAGTTTACAATGCGAAGTTCAAAGACACCGTTGAGAAGATACGATTACTGTTAAGGGAATTTCAGCACGAACTGGTTGTTATACAAAAAGAGGAAGGCGGCAGTACCGCTTCAGTAGAAGTGAGAATACTGCTGAAAAGATAGCCCGCATCGAAAGATGCCGCCCCCAAATACACCCCACAATGTCGGGTAAATGGGGAAACACATGGCAATAGACAGTGGCCTCCCGAAAGTTGAAGGACTGGAACAGATTTTTCAGTCTGATGCAACAGAGGATAAAGGCGTAAAGCAACCGTTAGTGCCGGACGTGACGGCACAGCAACAGGTACAGACCCCGCCCGAAACACCACGGGGCGGACAAGTGCAGGACGAGATTGATTGGGGGCAGTTCAAAAACCCCAAAGACCTGTTGAAAAGCTACAAAGAGATTCAGGGGTTTACAACCCGCGTATCCCAGGAGAACAAACAACTCAAGGACGAATTGCAGAAGTTGAAAGAGGAATCAGAGTTACGTCAGTTTCAGGTTCCTCAACGCCAGCAACCACAGACACCAAAAGACTTTGAGCAACTGTTTGTAGAGAATCCTGAACAAGCCATCGAATACAAGGCGGCGCAAATAGCGAACACGCAGAGGATTGCCGAAGTCCTTGAAGAAAAGGAAATGGAGAATCCTCCTGAGTTCCAGAAGAGATATGCCTATGTGCAGATGCTCGCAAGGAACCCGCAATATCAGCCGCTTTCCAATTCTCCTCGCGGAGTAAAGAAACTATTCGAATTGGCAGACAAGGCGCGGAAAGACGACCTCAGAAATGGGGCGCACGAATCCCTGAAGGAATTATTTGGCGAGGACGTAGACCTTGATAAGTTCAAGGCTCTCATAAAGAAAGATCAGGCAACATCAACAACTAACCCACCCACTAATCCTCTAAATGCTTATATGCCACAGACAGGAATGTCTACCAGAACCGGCGCTGACGCAGATGCTCAACTAAGTGAGTTAGAAAGATTAAAACAAGAAGCAATAAAAACAGGAGATGTGCAAAAGGTGGCGGGTGTCCTGTTAAAACAGGCACTCCTCAAATAAAGGAGATTAGCACATGGCATTAGCATCGTTAGGTTTTATGACCCGTACAGGTGGTTACACAACCACACTGGCAAACAAATTGGACAAAATCGATTGCTCACAGGTGCTCGAAGCCGTTCTTCTCGGCGACAAGGCAACTTTGGGGCATATCAAGATGGGGAAACCCGGGACAACGATCGAACACAACTGGATCGAGGATGAATTGAACGCCCCTTATATCTGGGCGAAGGCAGGTACGACCCTGAAATTGACGCTTGCGACATCCTTGACATCGGCGGCAAGCGCATCGAAGATAGCTCGCCAGTATTCAATCCTTCAGAGGGAGGGTAGCGAAGATTTGGTTCAGATTTCCTCAACCGCTGGCGGAACTGACATCGACTATGCAAGCTACGCCAACACGGGCGCGGCAAAGGCTTCAGGGGCTACGGTATTCAAATGGTATGTCGTTGCACAGCCCTTCACAGATATAGCCGATGCATCAACCGATGTATCAAAGGCACGTAGCAAACGGTTCAACTTCATGCAGATTTTTGAGCGGGCAATCGAGATCACCAAGACCCGTGAGAACATGGACATGGAGGCGGTTGTCAACGAGCTTCAGCTTCAGATCGAAAGGCGGACAATGGAGATCAAGAGGGAACTTAACCTGTCTGTTCTCCGTGGCAGGGCGTACTATTCTTCCGGCTTTAAGGGAAGGATTGAGCGTTCTACCATGTCAGGGATTGAACACTTCATCCTTGACCCAGACCTTGACGCAACAGAGGAAGCAGATAACGCAATAAGCGCATCGGCGGCACTCACACAGGCTCTTATCAATACCCTCGCATACACCATTTTCGGCAACGGCGGGCTTGGTGACGATTCTGACCCGATAATCATATGCGGGCAGAAGCAGTATCGCATCATATCCGCTATGGAGAAAGAACTCCGCAGGGTAGAGCAGGGCGAAAGGACTGTCGGTTATTACAAGAAGGTATTCTTGACCGACCTCGGCGTTGAAATGCCTATCGTTCTCGACAGGTGGTGCTCCAACGACAAACTGTTTATCATTGACAGAAAAAGGGTGGCGCTTGTGCCGCTTCAGGGTGACAGTTGGGGCCTTGAGAAGATGGCAAAGACAGGGCGTAGCCAGAAATGGCAGCTGTCCGGTCAGTACACCCTTGAAGTAAGGTGCGCGGATAAAGTCCACGGCATGTTGTATAACCTGTCGTAGAAGGAAACTATGGCCCATAACCCTTCAACATACCTCGAAGCAAACGATAAGAAGAACAGGTTCGTAGATCAAGTATCTATTGACACTGGGAAACTTAACGGAGAGGCATGGTTAGATACAATAAGGGCGAACAGGGGCAACGTAAAGAAATATGGTTGGGCTTGCGAGGCTTTTCAGGGTACGGGTAAGCGTCAGGCATCCGTTATCATGGGGGCCTCGCCCGCCATAAAGAAACAGGTAGACTTGCTGAGAAAACTCCAGAATGACTCCGACTTCATACTGATAGGAATAAGTTCTGGATTAAAGTTCTTGCAGGAAAGCGGCATCAGGCCAAAATATTGCTTTGTGGCCGAGTTTCAGGAAATTGTCCTAAGATGGTTCGAGGGATTGACCGAGGACTTTATGAAGGATATTACCCTGATTATGGACATTCATACAAACCCGAAGGTCATGGATGTCTGGAAGGGTAAAGTAAAGATGCTTGGAACATACAGCGTCATAAACGGGATAGACAAAAAAACAAAGAAATGGATGAACCCCGTCAACGGGATAGGACGTTTCTTTCCCGCGCTTGGCGCACAGCATGGACAAGCCACGGCATTTGCTTCAATTTGTCTTGAATCTCCGGTGGTGATATTTGTCGGAAGCGAATTTGGTTTTCCTTCTGCTGATGGCAGGAAGGATAAATACTATGTTTGCCGTGATGACGAAAAAGACCTGTGGGATAGAAAGGCACATACGGATATTTACGGGAATGTCTATTACACAACGCTATGGCTGTTGCAGAACAAGTATATCATCGAGGACTGGTGCGGGAAGATGTCGGGAACGACACGCTTCTTCAACGCAACGGAAGCGGGGATACTTGGGGTAGACGGCTGTGGTGAGAACGCAAAACAAGTACCGTGGATAGTACCGCTTTATCTTGACATGGCAATCAAACAGGCACGACACATTCTGTATTACGGTTCTCCGATTACAGTTGACCTCAATGTGATGAAACAGAAAGTAGTACAGCGCGAAGGTGCGTATGCACCATTTGAAATCAGGAGGTAATAAACAATGTCAGACTTCAGTTCTTTATGTCCGTTGTTTAACACGGGCGTATATTCGGAATTGACGATACCGGGGCCTTTACTCCCGGATAACCTTGCGTCAACGACAACCAAGTTGGCGGGGATTGTCTTCGGAAGGTCGGTTATCGTCACGGCTGCTTATCTCTCAAAAATGACCACGCTTGAAACGGTGTCATTGAATCCTACCGTGAAACTTTACAGGCAGGCTTCATGGGCTTCTGCTACGGCAACATGCTTTGCATCGTTTGAGATAAGCAAAACAATCACAACGCAGATAATTAACAAGTATCTTGCGTTCACCCTTGCGGCCGCCAAGACCTTTTCCGCTACACAGATGCTTACTGTCAGGTCTAACAAGGAAAGGGCAAACGGCAAATCCATTCACGGCATCATCGTCCGCTACAAAGAGAAATAGGAGGGTATAGATATGTCAGACTTCTCAGCATTGTGCCCGTTATTCAATAGCGGGATGTATAGCGAACTGACGATACCCGGCCCATTTGCCACGGCGAGCAAATCTACGACAAGCAGGTTTGCGGGGGTGATATTCGGTAGAAGTGTCATTGTCACGGCGGCGTACCTTGCCAAAATGACCGCGCTTGCATCAGCAACAGCCAAATGCAAGATACGGCTGTGCAGGGCTGCTTCGTGGGCGGCGGCGGCATCAATATTTGCCACACTCGTCATTAGCAAGACAGTTACAACTCAGATACTCAACAAATATATCCCATTCACACAGGCAGCGGCAAAGACGTTCAGCGCGACACAGATGCTCCTTGTTAAATCAGGGACGGCATCGAAGTCGACTGGCAAAAGTATCACGGGTGTTGTTGTTCGCTACAAAGAAAAATAAGGAGGATAAGGGGAGGGTTCACACTGATTAAAGGGTAGCCTAACAGTTGCATGGCAAAGGGGAACGGTCGCAACACCTAATCCCCGTCCGCCCTTCCCACATCTTATGACTGACGAAGAAAAATCAAAGATATGTTTGGAATGTCAGGCATGTTGTAAGCATCTTGCGTTTATTGGAGAAGGCGACATAGCGGCTTTCATGTACGCATGGGGATATGAACTTGTTCCCCTTGACGGTGGAAAGTTTGCCGCTATCCTCAATCACCCATGTCAGCATTTAACGGACAAAGGATGCGATATATACGACAAGAGACCGTCATATTGCAGGAATTATTGGGCTTGCCAAGACCCTGCATTATCACATTTGTGCAAAATACCCTTAAAGGAGGTTCAACCAGAATGAAAGTTGCTGCTCTGATACCAGCAAGGAAAGGTAGTAAGCGGGTTCCTAACAAGAATTTCAGGGACTTCTGTGGGAAACCGTTATGGCAATGGTCTATGGAACAGGCGGTTGAAAGCGGGATATTTGATGTAATCATTATCAGTACCGATGGCGGCGGGATAAGCAATCTTGACCTTCCCGACAAGGTGATTGCCGATAATGAACGTCCTCCCGAATACTGTACGGATGAAGTAACAATGGAAAAGGTCATGTCATATTACGCGAAAAAGCATCCCTCGATAGGCGTATGGTGTCTGTTACAGCCGACAAGCCCACTGCGTTCCGTGGATGATATTAAGGGTGCATACGATATGCTTGTCAACGATGAGCGTGACTCCGTTGTATCCGTCTACAATGACCCGCTTCTGTTTTGGGTAAAGGATTGCGTAAGCGTCCTCGATACGATGTGTCCCGTTGCATCGTTCCATATCAACCAGCGTCCGAATAGCCAGGATAGGAAGGACTGGTACAAGGAGAACGGTGCAGTCTATTTTACACCAACCTATACTCTTGCGGAAACGGGGAGCCGTTGTGGTGGGAGGGTAGGACTGTATCCTATGCCGAAGGAAAGAAGCTACGAGATCGACACGGAAAGCGAATGGGAGATATGCGAGTTCCTGATGCAGAAACGCCTTAACTCGGAACAGGCAACATACGCGAGGTGCTGCGATGGAGCTTTGTGATATGAAGGGCGGCTGGCTGAAAAAGGCAGTTGACGAAGGTGATGAGGTGTGCAGCCTCGGCGCGAATATCGGATTGTATAACTTCATAGTATGGGGCAATCAGGTGGATGCGAACGAACTGCTGCCCGATGTATGGAGGGCAAACTTTCCCATCAATATTGAATATTGGAACGAACACCCTGAAAAGCTGCTCGGTTCTGCTACGGACATGCCGAAGCATGACGGGAAGTGCGTTATATTCGTTGGCAACGGCCCCTCTCTCATGAAAGCCATTGATATGTTCAAGGAACGCGATGACAGGTTTATTATCTGTTGCGTTAATTCTGCGTTGCAGACGCTTCTCGAACATGATGTTGTCCCCGATTACGTTATTCTTGTTGATGGCAGGAACATCGGCGTATGGACGCTTGACCTTGATGACAGGTGCAAGGACATTGTGGGGTTATTTTCCCCCGCTGCACAGCCCGATGCTGTCAAGGCATGGAAGGGTAAGGCATATATTATCCCATTCAAACTTGACGATGACGACATGACAAAACAGATACAGGAGCGTTGGGGATATGATTATCCTCCGGCCGGCGGGAACGCCTTCAACTGTGCCATTTCCCTTTTTGTAAAATATTGCCACGTGAACAATTTTATATTAGTTGGCAACGAACTAAGCTGGATAGACAAGTATTACGCCGATGGCAGGGAACATCATGTCAATAAGGCAAACTGTGTTTTTACAACGAACATCTACGGTGAGCGGGTCAAGACGGGATTAGGGCATTTCGAGTACAAGCTATGGCTTGAGAACTTCATCAAATCCCTTTATCCAAGCTATTACTTCGTGAACTGTTCTGAAGGGATTGTCGGTGTTGAACCCGATGGGACGATATGGCCGCACCTTAACCATAAGCCCCTTGACCTTGCCATACAAGATGCGAAAATGGCGTTTGATTTTGAGAAAATGGATAGGATAGGCAATACAAAAGAGATGTACGAAACACTGTATCAGACGGGTCAATATGGACATTTCAATGGGGCGCACGATAAAGATGGCGTACTTCATGGTGGTTATCAGGCGATAGAAGAATACCTTAACCCGAATAGCCCGTACAAGTGGGAACCGTTTAAATCTGTGCTTGATGTCGGATGCGGGATTGGCGATGCCGTCAAGATATTCAGGAAGAAGGGATACAAGGCGTTTGGCGTTGATCTGGCAGACCTTAAAGAGATATGGACGAACAAAGGTATAAACAAATACTGCGAATCGTACCCCGCACACAAAATGCCCTACGCCGATAACTCATTTGACATGATCTTCTGTACGGGTGTCCTTGAACACATTCACCCCGAATATGTCGAACAGACACTTGATGAGATATTCAGGGTGGGGAGCAAGTATTTCTATTTTTCCATAGCCTGTTGCGAGGAACATCCCGTCAAGAAACAATACAATATTGTTCTGCACACAACCATTATGCCCCCGAAGTGGTGGGTAGACCAGATAAAGAAAAGAGGCTTCGACATGAAATATTACGGGGCAGATAAAGACGAGAACTTTGTTTTTATGTACGGGGTGAAAAATGGCAAATCCTAAAAAGGTTGAATGTCAGTTATTGTCCTGTTTCTGGAATGACAGGTCGGGCGATAAGTGCGGGAACTGTATCAACGAGGAAGGCATTGTGCTGAAATGGCGTGTTGGCTTAGACCTCGGCAGGGGTTCAATGATACTCGTAGAATGTATGAACTTTACGTTACCGGACGGTGAAATCAAGATATGAGTTGCTATCTCTGCGGAAGCGATAAATACACGATAAGGCAGACGGGCGTAAGGGATGACCCCCTTATCAACGTCCACGAATGTCTTGGTTGCGGTCTTGTGTATCTGTCGTATTTTGAGCATGTTCCGAACAGGGTGCATCGGTTCAGGGACATCAAGACATGGGAGGAACATACCGCGCAGGATGACATCCGCAGGGCATACCAGTTTGAGGACATTACGCTTAACAAGGATGTTCTCGACCTCGGTTGCGGGAACGGTGGGTTCATCAGACATGCGATGGCAAAGTCAGCCTGCGGTATCGAGGTAGACCAGAAGGCAATTACCTATTGTATTGCACATAATACCCCCGTGTATGGAAGTTTGGATGAAGTGGGTACATTTGATGTCATTACCATGTTCCATGTCATAGAGCATATACCAGACCCCATAGGATTGCTGAAAGAACTATCGACTCACCTTAACGATGGCGGGAAGGTAGTCATTGAAACACCAAACTCTGATGATGCGCTATTGACACTGTATGAATGCAGTGAGTTCTCTGAATTTACCTATTGGTCGGAACATCCTTTCCTGTTCAACAGGGATACGCTTTTTAGTGTTGCCGCAAATGCGGGGTATATCGTAGAAAAGATTGAACAATATCAGCGGTATCCCCTCGCGAACCATCTCTATTGGCTATCACAGGGCAAGCCAAACGGTCATAGCGAATGGTCTTGCATACGTGATACGCACTATTCCCAAAGCCTTGCGGCACTAAACAAATGCGATACCATCATCGCAATACTGGAGAAGCCATGATAAAAACCATCGCTGAAATAGGAATTAACCATAATGGCGACCTCGATACAGCCAAACAGCTTATCTCTATCGCCAAGACTGCCGGTATGGATTATGTGAAGTTCCAAAAAAGGAACGTAGATGTCTGTATCCCCGAAGCCATGAAAAACACCATACGGGAAACCCCGTGGGGCGATATGAAGTATATCGACTACAAGCACAGGATAGAGTTTGAGAAGCCCGAATATGACGAAATAGATGAATTTTGCAAGTCTATTGGCATACAATGGACGGCATCCCCGTGGGATATTGACAGTGTTGACTTCCTTGCATCCTACAACGTGCCGTTTATCAAAGTGCCTTCTGCGTTGATAACTAACAAGAACTACCTTGAAGCGGTCAGGCTTACTGATATTCCCGTTGTGATGTCTACGGGCATGTCCACGATGGATATGATTGATAACGCCATAGATTCTCTCGGTGAGATCGCCTGTATCATGCACTGTGTATCAACCTATCCGTCAACAGCGGAGGAACAGAATTTATTGTGCATACAGACATTGAAAGAAAGATACCCCAATATCCCTATTGGGTTCAGCAATCATTTTGCCGGTATTACCTTTATCCCCGTTGCCGTTGCCCTCGGTGCTAAATGGGTTGAGTTCCATGTAACTATTGACAGGAGTTCATGGGGAACAGACCAGTCAGCTTCTATTGAACCTGAAGGCATTTACAAGATCATGAAGTACATGAAGAATGTAGAAGCTGCTTTAGGCGATGGCAACAAGCGCATTATGGAACGTGAAGTACCCATAATGAAGAAGTTAAGAGTGTAAGGAGGATACAATGTATATGCTTTTATGTAGGGGTGGTTTCGCAGTACCGATAAAGGCTGGCAAGATGGAATTGTGCGGCATATCGGCAACGGCATCTTCTTCGGCGGCAGTTTCAGAGCTTTCCCTTGTTGATACTGATTCTGGTATCCCTGTGCCGGCAAGCACAGAAAATACGGAAGTTCTCATTCACCTGAAAGGAACTGCAAACGTGGACGGGCATCTTACGGAGTTTTTTAAAGAACCCATTACCGTAAGAAAAGGGTTAAGCGTTGCCTATGCAACCAATATTTTACCGGGTAGCATTATTGCCTATGTAAGATAAGGAGGGGGTTATGCCTTCCACAATATTAACGAACACATTCGCAGGGTATACTCTTACCCAAGCCAGAGCGAAGGTATTACGCAAACTACGTCAATCAAACACAACCCGCTATTCTCCCACAGAGGGGACGGCAGATTATGACTGGATAGATGATGTCCTGAATATAGCGCAAAGGCGTTTTGCCACAAAGACAAAGTGCCTTCGTACTTATGCCATCATACAGATGAAAAGCGGTTACAGGACGTATCGCGCACCGGAAGGGTTTGTCGATATACTCGCTGCCTATTATTACGATTCAAGCAACAACGAAGGCTATTCTGAACTTCAGATAAAGACCATAGCGGAATTGAATGATGAGGTATCAGACTGGCGGACAGATACAGCGGCCACACCCGAAGTTATCTACGTTGACAGGTTCTACGGGACTAATGCCATCATAGGGGTATACCCCATACCGACAGCAGACGGATCCACCACATTCTTTACGTCCTCTACGGGACAGCAGTATGATTGGGCTTGTCCGCTATATGCCTATTCCCACGACTACGGGATAATCCTGAAGGCAGATGGAACGAACAAGTATATCCTCGCTGATACCGATGAATCCGTTGTGGCAGACCTCGCCCCAGGTTCCGGCAATATCGTCATGGAATACTATCGCCTTCCGATGGATTTGTCTGATGGCGACCAGAAGTTGGAAATCCCGTATGCCTATCAGGACATGGTGCTTGACGATGCGGCAAAACAGCTATTGGAGGACAATCCCGAAGATAGTGCGGAGTTCAAGAGAGCCGGTTATCTCATGCAGAAGGGCGATAAGGAGTTGGCAGAATACAAGAAGGAAATGAAACAGCCGCTATCGGGCAGGGATTTAAAGGCACGCACAGCCGTTGAGGGTTGGGTAAAGAATATGGACTTCCGTAAGGAGATGTTCTGATGCCTGAAGTTATAGACACATTCTCTTTTGATAAGGGGATAAATACCAAGAAGAACCCCACGCTTCTGTCAGAAGGGGAGATGCAGGAATGTGAGGGATTCGCCTATACCAATGATGGATACCTCTCCGTGATGACCCCACGCAGACAGGTTCCGCACTCCCCCTATGGACAGATACGCAACCTGCATAGGTTTAAGAACAAGGTTATCATGCAGGAAGGCGGGAATGTCCGGTACAAATGGGATTTGTCGAAATACTGCGATCAGTACATTGAACCCAACAGGGAATATACCGATATAGGCGACATATTTCCCGCACGTTGCAGGGTGCTTGATTATAAGGCATGGACGTTCCTTGTCAATAAGGGCAGCAACAAGGTGTTCGGTCATTCCTATCTGTACGATTGGGGCGTTGATAATCCCACAGAGAAACCTTCGGGGACAGCGGGGACAGCATACGTCGATGGTACAAATATAGGTGATATGACCGATACCGGAGCACTTGCGGCTGGTTTTGATGGTGTTACCGATCAGGTATATACATCTTCCGCATCAAAGGCGGGTACAAGCAATATCACGGCATGGATAGGGAAAGACTGGGGAGAAGGCGTAACAAAGACCATAAAGGAGTTCAGGTTATATGGTTCATCTGATTATGGTTTTATCACTGCCGGGGCAGGCACCGGGCTTTCCATAAAACTTCAAGGTGCTACGGAACCCACCTTTGCTTCACCCGTTGACCTATGGACACAAACAGACGTATCAAATTCTACTGGGCTGATGATAGAAGTTCTTGAACCAAATATAGTTACATCAACCGCCTATCGTTGCCATAGGATATTGTTTACCGAAACGACAGGGTATAGTGGTTCACATGCCGTTACTATCGCTGAATTTGAGTTTGAAAAGGACATCCCAAACGGTAACTACGACCTGTACTATACCTTTATTGTATATTTCCCGAATGGTGAGGTATATGAAACTGCACCATCTCCCAGCGGACAGGTTAGCGTTTCACTGAAAAATATCAACTGGACTGGCATAGGAGTATGTACATACGGTGGTTCTGGTACTACCATAAAGAAACGCCTGTATCGCTATTCCCCTGAATTGGGTGAGGCTTTCTTTGTAGATGAAATAGCCAACGATACGACCACCTACACGGACAGCAAGCCTGATTACGAGATTAATATAAACCATACTATGTTCTCTATGGGATACGGTAAGCCCCCAAGCGGCATTGTAGACGTTGAACTTTACCTGCAACGCATATTTGCCATCAAGGATAATATGCTCTACTGGTCAGAACCATACAACCCCTTTGCGTTCAAGAATACAAGCGCGATAGCTGTGTGTTCTGAAGGGGAGAACCTGAAATCAGTTGCGTTCTGGGGCGACACCCTGTATATCGCATCGGAATCGTCATGGTACAGGCTTGTGGGGAGCGACCCCGATACATGGATGATTAAAAAGACCTTTGCCGATGTCGGTATTATCAACCCCGATACGGTGAAGAAAACACGGTATGGTGTCCTCGGTTTGTGGCATGACGGGGTTTATCTCTTTGATGGTGCTACCTCAAAGAACCTTACCGCAAGAAAGATGCCTGAAAGCATATTTACTGATACTATCAATGCGAATATCAATTCCACCAATGTATGTTACGCATGTATGGACAGCACACGGTATTATTTCTATTACTCATCGACAAGCACGACCACGCTTGATTCATGCAAGGTTATAGACTTCGGCGCATGGCCCGAAGTAAGAATATACGATGACCCGTTTATAGCGTCGGCGCACGAATACCATTTCCCGACAGGCAAGCGTTATCTTGCAAGGTTGGATTAGGAGGATATATGGCAGTAACAGGAACACCATCGAACAAGATTAAATACCTTCTTATGACGGGGGCTATCAACCTGTCAACCGATACCCTGAAATGTGTTCTTGCAAACACGGGATACACATTCGATAAGGATACCGATGAATACTATTCCGATGTGTCTGCAAGTGAACTTGCCAACGGGAACGGGTACACGACAGGCGGTCAGACTTTGACGGGAGTTACCGTTACGGAGAATGATACTTCCGATAGGGCGGATATGGCGTGTACGAATCCTTCATGGACTGCTTCGGGTGGTTCAATCGGCCCGACACCCGGCGCATGGATTATTGATACCACGGCTACGAGCGACCCCGTTATCGGTTACATTGACTTTGATGGCGACCAGACGACCACTACGGGCAATAACTTTGTCATAGCGGATGTGATAGTGAGGCTTAGTTGATAGAAGTCAAAACTTATAAGCCAGCAGTAGCGGGCGATGACGGAATGTGGCTTGGGACGGCCCAATTTTACAATAATATTGCCCAGAGTGCATTTGGGCAATCTACAAACTATTATCACACATTTATCAGATTTCCCAATATTGATATTGATAACACACTTCCAATAATAGGGGCAAAGATTACCTTTAATTGTCATTTAGATAATGCCAACACTGATTGTAACGCTCTTATTTATTGTCAGGATTCCGACAATGCTGTTGCGCCTACTAATTGGAGCGAGGCAGATGGTCTTGTTCTCACTTCTACATATAAGGAGTGGAACAACATAGAAGGATGGACGGCGGGAAAAAATTATGATTCCGTAGACTTTTTAAATGTTTTAATGTCAATATTGAACAGACCGGGTTGGGTTTCTGGAAAAGCTATTATGGTAGTTATTAAAAATAATGGCAGTACCGCAAATGCTCTCAGATGGTATCATACCATAACCGAAGGCGCAGATTATTGTCCCATATTAAGCATAACCAGACAATATGTTCAGGCAGAACCAATCATTGCTACATCCTCCATAGAACTAACCTCTGCCGAACCTACCGATTGGAATGTGCTTATTGCACCAGTTACAAACATTACATCCTCTATCGGCTTGCAGGGTGTTTATGAAGTAAGCCTCACAAGTTATTGCTACGAAGAAGCTACGAAGGGCATCGCTTCCGACCTTGTACTGAAAACAAAGGATGGCATCGGAACTGACATTCTCAATATCTTCAGACGCAAGAATACAAAGTATCTATGGTATGATGCCGACACTAATGGACAAGACCTCGTTGTGAGCTTCTACGTTGACGGCGTGCTTGAGGACAGGACGTTGACGATAAACAACAATGGAAGGATACGCAACAGATTAGACCTCTGGAATATGGAAGGATACCGTTTTGCAATCAAGCTCAACGCACAGGATGTTATGGAAAGAGGCATGAAGATATACAGTCCATGGAACATCATATATGACTATGCAGGAGTATAAATGGGTACGATAACGGCACAGCCAATAGCGATAACGAGCGCAATGAGCATATACAAGATTGATACATCACCCGCAGCCCTCGGCTATGTCTACGAGGAAGTGAGCGACAACGGCATACAGATTGACCCAATATTGTTCACTGGTGAGGGCGTTGGCAAGAACATCCTGCAAAGGAAGAACGCCAAATATCTCTATTATGAAATCGACACGGGCGGGGTAGATGCAACGGTTACATTCTATGTTGATGGTACGGCAAAAAGTACCACATTCACATTGAATAAGAGTACGAGGACGAGGGATAGGCTTAATTTACCCAATTTTGAGGGATACCGTTTCAGCATGAGAATTACCTGTCCAGATAGACGAGGCACGAAGCCCGTTATTTATCAACCGTGGGCGATACAATATACGCCTTATGGAGTGTAAATGTTCACAGTAAAGCGCATAACTGATATGACTGATGTCTTACAATTTGTACCAATAGAGTGCCGTTTGCGTGAGAAGGAAAAGACACCTGTGAGGACAAATGAGTTTCTTGCCTTCGTGCAATCAGCATTGCAGAACGAACTATTTTACCTTGTGGGCGTGTACGATGGTGCTGATATAGCGGGATATATAGCGGTACTTGTCATACCTATCAACCTTATGGACATGAAGTCTGTCAACATACTGCGTGTCTGGTATGACCCAAAATACAGGAAAACAGAGATAAGGGATTTGGGATGGCAGATTATAACCGAGATAGCGAAGATACATGGAATAAAGAAGGTAAGATTTGAGGCACGAAGGGGAATAAAGGCGTATGAAAGAACGTGGAAATTTAAAGCAATATCCACTGTGATGGAAAGGAGGATATAGATATGGGTGCGGCAATAGCAATACCAATAGTGGCAGCATTGATAGGTACTGCGGGTTCATACTTCATGTCAGAAGAACAGGGCAAGAAGGCAGAGAGTAGGGCAGAAGATCAGCAGGCACAGGCTGCCGCACTACAACGACAAACACAGGCAGAACAGGCAAAGCTCTGGAAAGAGAACGCCTTCCCATCGAAAGAAAATGTTGAACAAAAACGCAAGGAAGGACTCGCCACGTTGGGTACGGGCAGGACAAATGCCTATGAAAATCTTGCAAGAAGCCTTTCCGTCAGGGGCATAGGTGCTAATTCTCCTTTTGCCGGAGAAGGCGCTGCGGGCATAGAGAAGGGATACTTGCAGGGACAATCAAGCCTTATCAACCAGCTTAACACGATGGAGAATACGCCACGATTCGGATTCCCGTTCACGGGATATGCCCCAAGCTATGGTGCAAGCGCATATTCAGGATTGAACTACGGGCAAGGGGCAGGGGGCAATCTCGGCATGGCTTTAGGTATGATGATGGCTGGCAAGGGCGGTTCTTCTGGTGGCAATTCCATAGCAAACCTTCCTGGCGGAACTGATTATCCTGTTGATTGGACAAATTGGTATGGTAATTAAGGGGGTGCATGATGGCTGATTTCGGTGGAATATTCGGACATGCCTTTGGTGGTGATTTTGCCGGTTCCTTCGCAAAAGGTATGCAGATAGGCATGATGCAGCGTCAGATGGAAATGCAGGAAAAGAAGATGCAACAGGACTATGAACTCAATCACCTGTTGAGGGAAGAGCAGACGCTAAAGGTAAGAGCACAGAGAAATGCGCTTGAAGAGGCGAACAAATACAGGCAACAGTGGGAAAAGTTTAAAGAGCCGGGGCAAGCAACTATTCAAACAAGCCCGGAGGGATATGATTTTTCTGCTGGTGAGCCAGTACCGGCACAGACACAAACCATCCAAACTCCTTCAAAGATGCAACAGATGTTCCCCGGTCAGATAGGTCAGATATTGGAAATGGGCGGGCCTGACATGATGAAAACAATCGCGCCGAAGCTCATAGAGGATAGCATGGGTAGTAAGCCTGTATCCGATATAGGCAAGTTGCAATATGATAGGCAACAGGCAATATCAAGGGGTTATCCAGAGAATCATCCCTATATTCAGGCGATTGACAGGAAGATAGGGCAAGTAGATAAAGCCCCCACTGTTCATACATTTACCGAAGGCGATAAGACGGTTGAGAAACAATGGAATCCAGAAACGGGGGCATGGGATGTTGTTTCAAGTGGGCCGAGGTATAAACCGCCACAAGCTGCACAAAACTATGACAAGAACATTCTCATAGCAGCACAAGCGGCAGGTATAGACCCCGAAAAAGTAAAGTCAGGAAATCTCACACAGGGTGAAGCAATAAAAGTTGCTGATAGTTATAGTAAGAGATTCGGGACACAAGGTTTAATCCAGTTACTTACGTCTGGTGGCATGTCTGGTGGCAAGCCCTCTGCCCAATATGACAATAAGGGGAATCTTGTTAAATGATAGTAGAGATAGCCGATAAAGGGAATATCGAATTTCCTGACGGTACAGACCCCAAAGTAATTGACATGGTGGTTAAGAGGGATTTCTTTCCAGAAAAGTCACAGCAGAAAGAAGAAACCTTTTTATCAAAGGTTGCACCATCTATTCAGAGAACGGGAGAAATCTACCAAGAAGAAGTTCAGTCCGGTATGGGGGCAATGAAAAGAGCCGTTGAAGAACCGACTGGCAGAAATGTTGTGCAAGGCTTTCTTGGTGCATTGCAATATGGATTCTCCCCCCTGACTGCCGTTGCTAAAGGAATCGTGCGTGAACCTATTGAACAGATACCGCAAGCCCTCGATGCCCCTGAATGGGTAACGAAGTTTGTGGGCGACCTCGCAGAGAACGCAACATACATGGTTCCATACGGAAGTGTAGTAAAACAAGCCATGAATGTTACAAGGCCCGTGTTAGAGGCAGGGATAGCCAAATCAACAGAACAAATAGGTAAATCCGTTGTTGGTAAAGCGCCCCTGAAATTTCCCGAAACAGTATCCCCCGAAGCAGTTGCAGAAGCAACAACCCCCATATCCGAAACAAGCAAGGCGGTATTGCGTGAAGATGTTGTCGCCGATGTTATCAATGCCGTAAAGGAACCAGTGTCAAAAGTATTCCAGCCGACAGGCACAAAGCGCATTACTCAGGAAGTTATTGATTATGTCATGGCTAATAAAGAAGAAATACCAAAGGCAATGGAGAAATATGGTTTATCGGCAGAACAGTTAGCGGCTCAAATAAAGGAAACCATGTCCACAAGTGGACGGCAATTAGGGCAGATGGGTAAATGGGCGAAAGAAATATACAAGGAATTTGAAACCCCTGAAATGCGCCAACTTGCCGGATACATGGAAAAGGATTTGCCTGAAGCAACTACCATTGATGCCTTCATGGGTGGGTTCAAGAAGATTGAGAATTTAAGACGGGCAGGGCTTGTATCACAGATGGCAACCGCCATGAGAAACATAGGTTCTCAGGGAATGAGAATGACGCTTGGTAGCATTGATGATGCCATGCAGGGTGCGATTAAGGGGATGGTAAGCGGTGAAGGGGCAAAGGATACTGCCGTGAATACCCTAAAGGGGTTAGGTGAAGGTCTTGATATATGGACGGCGGCTTATCATAGAATGACACCAAGCGGCAGGCAGGTTGTCAAAAACCTTCTTGAAAACACAAACGCGCTTGAGGCAAAGGCAAAGATGTTTGAAGCCCCCATTCAGGATGTTACATTGAGTAACCGGGTGGTGAAACTCTTGAATACCATGAACACTACTCAGGAGTTCTTTTTCAGGAACCTTTCCTTTGAAGCGAAACTGAATCAATTGGTTAAAAATGCTGGTTTTAAGGAAGGATTAAAAGGAATAGACACAAAGATAATACCTGAAAGCATGTATGGAAAAGCTGCCGATTATGCCCTTGATATGACTTTTGCATCTATGCCAAAATCAAAGTTTGGGAAAGAATGGGTCAAGTCAATGTCAAATCCCGTATTCACGGCATTATTAAATCCTTTCCCTCGTTTCCTTTGGGGCAATGCAGTACCATTCCTTAAAAACTTTTCTCCTATAGGTTTTCTTGAAGCAGTCAATCCAAAGGTGGTTGCAGAGTTAGCGGCTGGAAATCCTGAAAGATTTGCCAATTCAGCATCAAGGGCTATCCTCGGAACGATGATGTTGAATACTGCCTTGTCGATACGCAATAATCCAGAAATCGCTGGGGAGAAATGGTATGAAATTAAAGTGGGGAACGGGGTTATGGATACAAGGGCTTTCGCCCCATTTAGTTCATATCTATTTCTTGCAGAGGCGTGGACTAATCCCGACAAAGTAAAACCCGCTGATTTTGGTACGGCAATAATTAGTTTGAATAGGGTAGCCGGAACGGGGTTAATACTTACCGATCTATTACGTGCCAAGAAGGGGGAAACAGTTATGAATACCCTTGAACGTCTTGGCGGAGAATATCTCGGTTCATTCACCGTACCCGCAAGAACCATAAAAGACCTCTATTCAGGATATGACAAGCAAGAAGCTATTCTCAGGGATGTCAGGGATAAAGAATTTGTCGGCCCCACAATGAGAAACATACCCATTGTTTCTCAGTCATTACCGGAAGCTGTATCGCCATTAAAGACAGAACCCTTGAAGGCCGAAACTCCAATATTGCGCCAATTCACAGGTTTAAGCCTTACAACCAAATCATTGATGCAGAAAGAGGTAGATAGGATTGCCCTTGATACAACGATTATTTATCCTCGTACGGGCATCCCCGAAGCTGACAGGGAAATGTCCAAAAGGATGTCCCCGCTTGTTGATAAACTTGCTCCCATACTGCTTGAAAATCCCATGTATCAGAAACTCGATGAATCACGACAGAGGATATTATTGTCAGAACTATTCAAGGAGATAAAGGCAGAAGCCAACAAGGGACTTATACAAGATAATCCTAAATTGATGATGAAGGTGAGAATGAAGCGGCAACCAGAAGATTTAAAAACCATACTTGGGATTAAATAAATGCCCGACATCCCATATCCTTTACAGACAGACGAATTTAAGGACTTCCAGACGCAGGTGCTCGACATTGTGCGTGACATCTATGAAAACCGCATAGGTGGGGCAATGGAAGGGGATGTATTCAAGGTGTCAGGCGATGTTCTTGAATTGCAGATAGCCCCCGGTTCGGCGCTGAAAAAAGTGAACGGCAAACTTGACGTTGACCTGTCCGGTGCATCTTCTGGAAGCGCAGGGTTAAAGGTATCTCTATTCACCGCAAAAGGTGTTCTCCTTGTCGGCAAGGCAAAGAACACTCCCGTTGCCCTTCCTTCCAGCGCAGATGGCTACGTATTGCGTGTCGATCATTCAACTGAATCGGGTCTTGCATGGGGCAATACGATTAATGGGCTTACCATAACGGCATCTACGGGGACATTGACTATCGCTGCTGGTAAGACCCTAACCTGCAACGCCTCAATCACCATCACGGGTACGGATTCAGAAACGCTTACATTGACGAAAGGGTTGACCGTCACAACCAATGCGGGAACGATTGCTTTTGGTGCGGCATCGAAGACCCTAACCATATCTGATAGTACAACATTGAACGGGGGTACACATTCAGGGACAAACACGGGCGATGTAACCGTATCTGCGCCCATCTCCCTCTCCGGTCAAGCTCTTTCCCTTGTCAACGACGATGCTGGCACAGTAACAGAAATTGACACAGATACTGTTGCCAACGATGATACAAAGGTTCCGACATCGAAGGCTGTTTACACGGCACTTGCTCTTAAACTTGATGCTGCTTCGATTGTATTTCCTTTCTACGATTCTGATGGCAACCTTGACACAATTCCGTTGACCTCGGCAAGCAAGTTGCCTTTCTATAACGCTGCTGGTGCTTCAAAAGATATAGCTTTGACTACATAGGAGAAATTATGGCAGATGTGAACCTTGTTAAAAGTAAATATACAGACAGTGACGTTACCTCTTTGGGTGAGCTTGCCGCCGCTGATAATGCTAAAATACCTGGGTCATTACAGGTTGTGGGTGCGACAACGCTTGATACCGACCTAACTGTTGCTAACGGTGGTACAGGTGCATCCACTTTGACTGACCACGGTGTTCTTGTTGGTTCGGCTACAGACCCTATTACACCTCTTGCCGTTGGCACAAACGGTCAAGTCCTTGTAGGCTCGACAGGTGCTGACCCTGTATTCGCTACGATAACAGATGGTGAAGGGATAGATACAACTCTTGGTGCGGGGACGCTTACAATAGCCTGTGAAACAACAAGCACAACAAATCCAGGTGTTATCGAACTTGCTACTCAAGCAGAAGTTCTTGCCGGGACAGATACCTCACGTGCAGTTGTTCCTATTGACCTTTGGGCTAAGACTGCGATAGATGTTAATCCTAAGGCCTTCGCACAGGGCGTCAACATGACCGCTGCCACAAGTGGCTCAACAGGTATCACCGTTGCCGATGATGCTGACATTGATTTCGGGACAGGGAATTTTACTCTTGTATGGAAAGGGAGTCTGCCGGATTGGACGCCGAGTACAAATGCTTGGTTGATAATAAAAGGTGCGACGGTAGGGTATAAACTCTATAACACATTGCTGAACAAAATCGGATGGTATATTAGGGGTGTAGATGGTGTAGCGATAGACTCGGCTACATCATCAGGGGCAGGGTTTGTTAATGGGGCGGTTCATGAAATCGTTGCTGTAGTAACACGTGAAACAGCCTTAGTGGCTGGTAGTATTTTAACTTATATTGATGGGGTTTTGTTTGATACAACGGCTATTACTGTAGGAAGTTCCGGTGATTTAAGTAATGGAGATGCGTTATATGTGTCAGGGCAGTCGGCTATCCGCACCGCCTCAACCTCCCAATCCGCCTATACCTTCAACCGCGCCCTCACAGCAGCAGAAGTCCTTTCACTGTATCGGAATGGCATTGCCGAAGCCGATAAGTGGGGGAGTCAGACAAGTATTATCACTGGTAATGATTCAACCTTTGCAGGTGCTTCAAACTGGGCGAATACAGGAGCTATCAATTCCTATGATGAAACGACTGGCGGAGTTTTAACGATTACAGCCAATGCAGCAGGACAGTATTGTGATTTACCTGTTGCCAATGCCACCACAGTAGCCGGAAAGAAATATCGGCTGGTTTATGATGCCGCAACCCTTACATCAACATGGACGATAAAAGATTTTACTCGCACACAGACCATTGATACCATTGATGCGGCAGCGACAGGGATTACGACTGAATTTACAGCAACAACAACTGGAGGGTTAAGCATCGTTTCCGTTGCCGATAATTCAAGCGTTGTGCTTGATAATTTCCTACTGTATGAAATCGGCGCAACCCTCGCCCTTGAAGGTGAAGGGATACAGCCTAACCCTGGACAATGGCTCGATAGTTCAAGCAACAAACTCCATGCATGGCAACCAGCAACGGGTTCAAGTTTGACAAGGTATAAAAAGACGTTTGAGATAAGGGGTATCAATACATGGGCTGGTACGCATGAAGCACAAAGCGTAACAATGCTCACCGATGCTTCAAGGGCAATGCTGCCGGCTAATTGTTATATTACCGAGATCATAGGGGTGGTGGCAGGGGCAACCATTGAAGACATCATTGTGGGTGACGGGTCAGATACAGACCATTGGGTAGCAGCGACAACGGGTTTGGCAGCGGGGACTACAGCGTTTACCATTGCAAACCATATATCCGATGGAACAAACTTTGAGATGGTTGTTGACCCTGATGCTAACTTTACTGGGACTATTGAATGGACGATAAGAGGGTTTATAATAGATTAAAAGGGGGTCTTATGGCAAACGGTTTCATAGTGATTGACGACGACGATTGGGAACACGCTGACCCTGAACAGCGGGCATGGATGACATTCAAGACCCTCAAGTCTATGGATGACCGTTTGCGCAAGATAGAGGGTAAGTCATGGATTGACAAGGGATGTTCATTTCTTGGCGGCATAGTTGGCGGTGCAGCGGCCTACATAGGCATAAAGATAGGGGGTTAGGTGATGGGGATAAAAAGTATCTGATATTCAGGTGTCCGAAGTGCAAGCGCCTTTACCGCTATGGGAAATGGGTGGAATGTAAGGGCGAGTTCTTGCAGGAGGTCAGCGATAACTATGACCGTATCTTATTCATTGACAAGACGTGCGGAGATTGTAAGGACTTTGATGAACAAAAAAGGTTTATAGATCATCTCTTAAAGAAGGAGAAACCATGATATTAATTGCCATACTGCTTACATTCATGGCAGCAGATGTTTTTATTACCAATGCCATTATCAATAAGGGTGGCAAGGAGTTGAACCCCGTTGTCAGGTGGTTCATGGACACCTTCGGGGCGTGGTGGTTCCTGCCAAAGATATTCGTTACCGCCTGTGCAATCGCCATCTTTGCCTATATCAACCTATATACCTTCGGGCTTATCTTCGCAAATATCGTCTATGCCGGCGTGTTGGCATGGAACATAAAGGAGTTATGCAATGGAGTTTAAAGACTTATCCGATGTCGAACTCCTTGCCCTGTGCATCTACGGTGAGGCACGTGGCGAACCGTATGCTGGAAAGTGCGCTGTCGGTCATGTCGTCATAAACCGTGTCAAGCGTAAATCGTGGTACGGAAAGGGTATCAAGGGCGTTATCCTGAAACCGTGGCAATTCTCATGCTTCAATAAGTCAGATCCCAACAGACCAAAGTTACAGGAACTTGCCAACGATATGCCGTACATGGACGAACAATACCTCGATATAGCGGACGGCTGCATAGACGATTACATCGTTGACCCCACGGACGGGGCTACGCATTACCATACAAAGACGGTTTCCCCTGCATGGAAGGACAAACTTGAATATCTATGCACGATAGGAAACCATCTGTTTTACAAGGAGGCATGATGTCGATAATCAGCGACATAATAAGTGGCGGTGTAAGTGGCGGAATATCGTCTATCTTTGGCGCGATAGGGACACTGGCAAAAGACATTCGGCAGGCAATAACGGGCGAGATAAGCCCCGAGAAGAAAGCCGAGATGGAGACAAAACTCCTTGAATTGGAGTTCATGTCGGCAAAGGCACAGACAGATATTAACCTGGAGGAGGCGAAGAACCCTAACCTTTTCGTATCGGGGTGGCGTCCGGCTGTCGGGTGGGTATGCGCCTTTTCCCTTGCATGGCAATTCATTGGTAACCCTATCTTTGATTGGGTGGTCAAGCTCATGGGAAAGAACATCGTTGCCCCCTCCCTCGATACGGGAAGCCTTATCACTGTACTATTCGCACTGTTAGGCTTGGGCGGATTGAGGACGTATGAGAAAGCAAAGGACTCGGCGGGGAAACATTAAGGCAATCGTAATCAATAAAGGTTACAATTGTATGCAGAAAAGGTTACAATATGTTGTATAAAAGGTTACAAGGTGCAAGAAGAAAAACAATATAACACCAACAAGAAGCATTACAATTTCTTTATTACCGAATGTAAGCGTTATCAGAAAGTCCTTTCCCTGTATGACTGGCAAATATATTATAGCCACATGAAAAACGAATCCAACCTTGCTTGGTGCAATGCCAACGAGGACGGGGCTAATGCAACAATATCATTAAATACAGACTGGTCTTATACAGAACCTACCAATGAAGAACTATCCCGATGCGCCTTTCACGAAGTTTGTGAACTTCTTCTCTGGAAGCTCGATGAAATGGCAAGGATAGGATGCTCACCTAAAAGATGTAACGAAGAAAGACACGCGATTATACGCAGACTTGAAAACACAGTGTGGAAAACATTGAAGTAACCATTTACACATTACCACAAATTTGTAGTATTTTCCACTACAATCGTAGTAAATTTAACCTTTTGTGGTGTAAACCTCCAATAGTTCGGGGTTCTCGTAGACATTGCCGATGACCTCTAAAGATTCTGGCTTCCAATCATACCTCTTTATATCTCTACAAATATCATAAAAGTTGTGCAAGTCTTTAATGCGTGTTGGATGGAACATGTGATGCCGTACTATATCCCCCTCCCATATCTCCTTGCCGTTCTTGTCGTGGAGGCCAGTGAACTGCATGGGAACATAATGGTCGCCAGATAATATGGCGGGATGATACCCCTCATCCCGCCATTGTTCCTCTATATCTTTCCAGTCAAGCATTACTTTCATTTCAATATCCCACGCCCTGAACTTTATCTCCCTCATGTTACCTCCTTTTTGCATCATATATTCATCATTCGTGCTGTTATCAGCAGTTATGCATTACATATAGTGTCATTTTGTGTCACAATTTGCCGCTAATACCTTTTCCATCCACTCTATCGCCCAGCCGTTATATCTCTGTGCCTTCCGCACATCCTCTATGCCATTCTTCCACGGGCATCGGGTGAGATATATCCACGCTGTAATGACGAGATAGCCCGTTACCCAGTCAGTGGGGAACTGTCCTGATCGCACAAAGTCTATGACCTCGATGGAACCATGCGTGTAATGAGACGGCTTGTTGACGTTATCGGTCATGCGTTATCCTCCTTTGACTCTCATAATATACCATTTGTGTATATTCATAGGAACTTATTCATAAGTGGCAAGGAATTGACACATCTGCTAATTTTTTATTATTAGCATATGATTAGCATTTCCCTGTCATGCTATGTCGTCAATCGGCACATCAAGTATTAACGTCCTGATATGCTGCATGACTTCCTCCGGTGTCTTGAACTTATGCCCATACTTCAGGCAATTACGCATCTCGTTGTCAAGGTCAAAGATGAATGAATAGTATTCGTGACCTCGACAAGCGAGCTTAAACTCGTCTGCTTCTTCTGGTAATTTAAAGGCTAATACTGCTTTCATACCGTCAATACCTCCGTTTTCACTATCTGCCTATCCTCAACCTGCCATTTGACATAGCCCAATTCTACTGGGTCGTACCCTGCCCTCTCTGCATACCCGCTAACGGGTGTCCCATCTATGTCCGTTTCATCCGTGTACAATCGCGAGAACGCCCCCGTAGCGAAATAATATCGTTGCTCAGGGGGGATATACCCTACATCGCCCATAACGTGCGTCAGATAGCGTCCTTTTAGCTTGCCGTCCTCCTGTTTGAAGTAGAGTTCATCCGGTTCGACAGAGATAAGTTTGTGGCAATGTCCCATAGCCATGATGACCGTCTGCCCGTTCTTGCCTTCAAGTTTCCTTTTCAGGTTTGCCATGAGATTGGCCTTGCGCTGTATAGGGTCTTTTGCCGCCGATGACAGGGTATAACCATGCGCCACGAACATGCGATACATAAGACCATGCTTGTCATGGACATTGACGACAGCGGAATAAGAGCCATAGATTACCCCGTTCTTATTCTTCCTTGACAGTTCATCACAGATATATTGCGCAAAGTTGCCGAAGCGCATAAGGGTGTATTCATGGTTGCCAAGCAAGCCGAACCTGAGCCTGCTGGCTATGGGAGAAAGGACGCTCACGGCACGTTTAGCCTGCCTCAACGGTATAGGGTCTTTGCTGGTGAAATCAAACCTGTTATCGTTGATGTTGATAGCTTCGATAAAGTCCCCCATGTGTCCAGCATATCCATGTTTGTCGGCAAGGATGTCGGTCATACAGGTTTCAATACCATCATAGGTACACATCATGGAACCCATGTGGGTATCACCGAACAGGGTGAACTTGTGTGACGATGGTAAGTACAGGTCAATTATTCGCAAGATTTACCTCCTCTGCACAAAAGGCAGGTTCGTTTACC